TGCCGAGGTCGAACTTTTCCTTGGCTGTGAGGGGGCGGAATCGGCACCCTGCAACCGGGACCTCAGTACGCACCACTACGGGGGTGTTGTACTTGTCCCGGTTGTTCAGATCTTCTGTGAGGGTGACGAATACGACTGTTTGGTTTCCAAATGTCATGCAGCCGCCCAGATCCTGCGGAATGGCCGGATCGTGGACTCTACGTCGGCATCCAAATCCGTTGCAGTGCCCCACTTGTAACTCACGTCATCCACATCTTTTTGGATGAGCGGACCGGCGGCCGTGTCCCGGCGGGCGTACAGCCGTGAGGCATGGATCTGGGTAGCCAGCTTGATCGGCTCGGGTACTTCTGGCCACCCGAACTCACCGGTCACCGTGATGACACTGTGGTGATGGTTGACGGGATAGCCGCCGTACCACGCGAAGGGCGTACCGCCGTGGAACTCAATTCCGGTGTACGGCCTGCCGTTCGGGGCCGCATTGAGGGGCGTCAGAATGAAATCCGTGATCGCGGTACCGTCGTGGTTCGCCACGGATGTCACGCTCATGATGTCTTCGGTATCGACATACCAACAGTTGCGGTGCCAGCGTGGACGGTAGGTACGGGTCTGAGTGGCTGAGCCGAACTGCCTGCCCGTGGCTTGATCTACTGCTCTAGAAGCTGCCTGTAAGCAGAGAGTTAGTTGGGCATCGTTGTCGGTGATGCCCAACCACTCCTGCAGGTCGGCAACCTCGCCATATACGGGCTGCCAACTCATGACTAAGCCGCGTTCTTCAGGACCGTGTAGGCAAAGGGGTTCTTCACGGTGCCATCGGCGCGGACATGCGCGGCGTACTCAATACGGCCCGCACTCTTGCCGCTGAACTCGTCAACAATCAGACGCATGCCCTGCACCTGACGAATCAGGTAGCCCGCCTTGACATCACCGAATACGCCCCACTTGTTGGTGCCGCCATCGGTGTAGGTGGCGAAGGCCTGATCGATGACGACCCGATGGCCCAACAGCGTGCCACCGATAGAGCCCTCCAGGCCGGCCGACGCCTGCGGAGTCCAGAGCGGGCGACCCGTGGAGTCCTCCAGCTTGCGAATCGCCTCCAGGGTGGCGTCGTTGAACACCCAGATCGCGTTGGCGCGGTATGCCGGGTCGACGTCATGCAGAGCCGCGATCAGCTCATCTTTGTCGATGGTGGCTGCAGTGAACGTGGAGGTGGTGGTGGCGTTGGTGGTGATGCCGTAGGGCTGGTTGGTACCAGTACCGTTCACCCAGAAATCAGCCTGGCCACGGGCGAACCGTTCCGCGATCCGATCCGCGACATACGACGCGATGTCAAGGCTGGAATCCTGGATCAGCTGGAATGTCACCGCAATCGGGTCCTGGTTGACCCCCGAGGTGGTCCAGGTGTAGGCGCCAACCGATACCTGTCCCAACGTCAGGTCGGCACCGCCCGAAGACGGATCGGTGTTCTCGCCGACGATCACGGCCTTGTTCGCCGTATCGTCGTTGTTTGGGAAGGTCAGCTTCTCGCCGGAGGTGGTCGGCAAAACCTCTGCCTCGTTGGCGATTCCGCCAAAGTCCTTCATCCGTGTGACGATGCGGTTCAACATCGTCTGCGGGACGGTATAGCCACCGCCTGCGGGGGTTCCCACGGTCTGGGCGCGCTGCTCCAGGTCAGCGTTGGGCTGACCGGTACGTAGATACGCCGAGAACGCACGCATTTCGGTGTCGTCTTCCTTGGGGGCTGCGACGTGCACCGCAGCCTGCAGGGAGGCGTTGGGGGTCACGTACGCCTGATAGACGCTGCGGAATTCCTCGGTCTGACGAGCCCGCTCAATGTCATCCTTGATCGAACGGAACTGGGTCAGTTCGTCATGGGTGAGTTCGCGTTCCTCGGAAATATCCTGCAGCGGCTTCAGTTCGGCGATCAGTTCGTCGATGGTCTTCTTCAAATTAGTTGCCTCTCTGGAGGTAGTGGGCGATTTCGGCCCGTACTAGTTGGGTCCTGCCGTCACGTGATTCGGCAGGGAGGTGGTCTAGCGACCGGAGTTGCACAGTTGTGGAGCTATACGCCGGGATGGATACCGGACTGATCTCGATGAGTGCCGCAACACTGGTGTGGGTCCGCAGTGTCCTGCCGTTGATGGTGCCCCGGGTCTCCCCGTTGGGGTTCGGCCGGAAACCGATGGACATACCGCCGAGGTCACCCCTACCCGCCAACTCGCGAACATCTTTGGCGTAGGAGGTGTTTGGCAACTCCAATTCGAAGCCGAGTCCCCGGGTGTCGGTCCAGACCGTGAGGGTTCCCGACGATTGCCGGCCCAGCAGCATCGAAGAATCGTGCTGGTAATAGGCTCGGACGTCGGTTGCCGGATCGGCTAGCGTCGCGTCGAACGCTGTGGGCGCGAACGTCTCCACATACGAACCGAGGTCGGCATAGGTGCCGAATGTCGATGCGTAGCCGGTCAGGGTGTTGCCCTCGACCTCTGATTCGAGGTCGGCAGAGCGGATCTCGATCACGCGACGACCCCCTGCGGTGGCGTATTCCCTTGCGGGGTGGTGGCCAGCACGTCGCCGCCTTCGATGGGCGGCAAATTCAGGATCTTTCGAGCTTCGTTCACCGTGAGAATCGGCCGCCCGGTCTGCTGCAGAAGCAGGGCGATCTTGGCCTCGGGCGACGGGTCTAGCAGCGCGCGATAGTCGAACTCGGCCTTGATGGTGGGCGGCAGCAACAGTGAAAGCCGCTGCTCGATGCGCGTCGTGGACAGCTTGAACGTCCACGACGCCATTGCCTTATGCATCTCGGCAATGCCGGTACCCCAAGAGCTTTGCTTCTCGGACAGGCCTACCAATGAATCAGGGACACCGAACCACGTGGCAATCTCGGACTTCTGGAACTGCCGCGACTGTATCCACTGGGCATCCTCGGGGCTCAATTGCCACGGGGCGATGTTGACTTTGCGGTTGATCAAGGCAACCTGGCCGGCGTTCTCAACACCCGCCACCGCGCGATTCAACGAGTCCTGAATGACTTGCGCCTCTTCAAGTCCCACGCTGTCTTCGAAGCTGGCGATTGCCGTTGCGAGCATGCCGTTACCGAACATCTTGGCGGCTGTACGGTCGGCAGCAATCGCGGTTCCGAACGCTCCATTGCGGGCCAGCGTCAACGGAGACAGCCCGCGGATGCCATCAAGGCTCAGACCCTTGATGTGAGTCAGGGTCGTGTCGTCGAAAACCTTCGTGGTGCCATCGCACAGCGTGACGCGGTAGGTCTTGCGGCCCTGCTTGTCGACGTCGATACCCACTGCCATGGGATGCACCGGGCTGACCGAGATCAGTTGCCCAGCACCGCCGTAGACGTGTATTAGGTATGCGTTGCCGTGTAGCAGCAAGTGCGCCATAGTCGTTTCGATGAGCTCGAACGGGGTCTGATTGAAACCCGGGTTATCGAGCCACGACGGCACCCGCTCAGTGATGCCGTTCTCGTCCCGAAGCGCTCTCAGTGGCAGGGTGGCGACGCCGCCACCGATGATCTGCACACAGCGCCACACCGCAGATAGGCCAAGGGCGGTGAACTCATCGACATGCACACCGGTCACTGACGGGATAGCGCCGAACAGCATCAGCGCCTGCGGGTCACTGATACTGACGTTGCGCTCTTCGGGTACAAACGGGGGATCTGGCGCACGAAACATGCGCGTCAAAAAGCTCATTTAGCTCCTGCAAATAGGACGAATACGGGCGCCTTTTTTGGCGCCGGGTGCTGAGCACGGTCGTGGCAGAGTGCGAGGCCGATAGCCGCGTCTATGTGCCCGCGGCTCTTGGACTTGGTCAGCCGCCAACCGGCCTCGGCATGGGTGGGCATGGCGTTCAGAATCTGGCGCTCGTAATCCGCTGCGCCGTCGTGGGATACCTCGCTGCGCATGATGGCCTGGTAGAGGTCGCCACACGCCGGGATCATTCGCTCTGGCGACTGCGGGATCTCCACCATGGGCAAACCCTCATCGGCCAACATCGTTGCGGGAAGCTCGAAATGGCGGGGATCGAACGCAACCTCAATAACGTTGTAGGTACTGTCCAGCTCCCGCAGATGTGCCATGACGGCGGAGACGTCGATGGCCTGATCCTGGGTGGGTTTCCAGATGCGAGCCGTGGTGTGCAGAACGCCATCCGGTCGTCTCTGACCGATCACTACAGCCGTCGTATCGCGCTTCAGACCGACGTCTACACCGACCCAGGTGTCAGCACCGGGGACCAGCTGATAATCGCTCGTGAGGGCCTGCCAGACCTTGCGGCCGTCAGTGCCGAGCCAGCAGTCCACGCCCTCCACCCATTGGGCCAGACGGAACAACCGAAACTCTGCCTCGGGCATCATCTCTACGTCGTTGCGTAGCGCGTCGATGCTGAGATAACCCTCGACAATCGCCGGGTTGGCGATCAACCACATGGCCTCATCGCGGATATCGCAATCGTCTGGCGCGGAGAGTTCGGTGAACGAGAACCCCGCCGGGGCTCTGCCCTCTTTGAAGACCTGGCGTAGGTGCCACAGGGCGGACTTGTCGCGGTCCACACCGGGCGTACCGATGCCCACCACGAGGGACTGTTCACGCTTACCGCTGGCCAGCACCATGGCGTTCCAGCTCGCTAGGGGCTGGAAGCCGATCTCATCGACAATGGCGCACGTCGGGTCCAAACCCTGCAGTCCGTCCACATCATTGGCGATGGGGAAGCACTCGCCGCCGTTGTAGCCAACCACGATCTTGGCCGCCGAGATGGCCGTGTAGACGTTGGCGCGGGTATCGAGTTCGGGTTCCGCCGCGACCATCTTGCAAGCCACGTCGTAGACTGCGCGGGCGGCCTGGCTCACCGTGGTCGCCATGATCGGGACGACGGGCTGGCCAGTGGGGTTGCGGTCGAACACCGCCCACACCGCAATCGCGGCTAGGAGTGTCGATTTACCCTGCCCGCGAGGAGCCTGAAGGATGGCCTGCCGGATACCGGGCTGCAGTATCTCGGTGATCCATTCCTTCTGGAATGCGGCCAGCTTGATCGGCTTGCCATGTCCGTGACCTTTAGGGCTGCGGCAATAGGCCTCGACGAAACGGATGCAGCGTTTAGCAGGGTCTTTCTCGCGCCAGCGATACCACGGTGGTTCTGATGTGTCTTTGAATTTGGCCCGCGCATTACCTGCTACGGCCAATTAGATCTCCACATCGTTCCAGAGGTCGGCAGCTCTGCGGAACATCGCGTGTTCGGGCGTACCCCCGTGTTTATCGGTCGCCGCACGCCCGTACTCGATGGAATTCACACGTGCTGGATAATCCTCGGAATACACTTCGCCGAGCTTCGCCTTTCGATAGCTGAGTTTCTTCAGCTTCGTTCTGCGTGCCGAGACGTCGATATCCGCCACAGTCTGACCAGAGTCGGGATCAACGGCCGGATTGCCGACCGGAGCGAATTCAATCACCGTCCGCATGATCTGCTCGGGGACCTTTTCCAATTCCGCGAACAGTTCCTTGCTCTCGTTGATCGCGGCGAGTAGGGCCTGCTCAATTTCTTTACTGGTGCTGCTC